GTGGCCCATCTTAGCAGCCATCATGCCTTTTACCATGTTCCCATATTTTTGTTCTACTTGAATAAAATGAGGGAATGTAGATAACAAGCTAATTTTATAAATGTCGCCGCCATAGATACCCGCCAATAGAGGCTCGATGAGCTTATCCATCCATCCGGGCAGGTAGTTCTTCTGGCTCATCGCGGGCTTCTCGATGAGGTGCCACGACAGGTAGGCCAGGATGTGCACGGTGATGACGACCGTGCTTTTTGTTGTATGTAGCATTGTAAATATAGGGGCCCCTATTTATGATGTAGGCGATCGCGTAAGCTAAGGAGAGGGAATATGTAAAAATGAAATTTACTGCACAATGAAACCAGGGCGAGCCGAATATGTCCACATACATTTTAAGCTTATACATTATGAGCTTGCCCTGTATCGTTGTACGCTGACATCTGATGACTAGACTATAAGTCCTCCAACAACTATATAGCCTAACAACAACCAACTAGTCATCGGATTTGAGCGTACAAATGTATTAAAGGTGAGAAGGTATGAGCACAAAAGTCAAATGCATTAAACGTAAATGCCTTAATAACAAAAACGGCGTTTGCACAGCACAACTAATTGAATATGATGGACTGTGTCAAACTTATATCACACATGATCAAGCACATAAAAGTAATTGTGGATTATGCACTCGTTCTCACGGCCGATTTAAGAGAAACAGCCGTGATGTATTAAGATAGCCAGGAGGTGAGATAGTGGCTGCATTAGCAAATAAACGACATGAAAAATTTTGTCATGAGTACATCAAAGATATGAATGCGACACAAGCCGCTATTCGAACTGGTTACTCTGAGAAAACCGCCAATAGAATAGGCAGCCGATTGTTGTCAAATGTTGATATAAAAACGAGGGTCGCAGAATTACGGGAAGCCTACTTCAATGAAAACATCATGACGGCTCAGCAGGTCGAGTATGAGTTAACAAGAATTGCCCTGGGGCTCTCAAATGAAAAACACGTCGTTATCGAAGGTACAGGGGAAGGATATTCCGAAGCTCGAATTATCGATAAACCACCTGACGAGAAGTCGAGACTAAAAGCACTGGAGCTAATGGCTAAACGCCATAGAATACTTAGCGGTGATACAACTATCGATATTAAGCCTGTACTCATCGTAGGTGGTGACGATATTGCAGACTAATAGAGTGTACTTGCCTGATATCGTAGGCAAGGGATACGGTGCTTTTTGGCGGTTCAAAGGTCGTTATAAAGTAGTCAAGGGCAGTCGTGCCAGTAAGAAGTCTTCTACACAGTCTCTAAAAGTTATTATGGAGATAATGGAGAACCCTTGTATAAACTGGCTAGTCGTTCGTAAGACAGAACGGACTTTGCGAGACAGTTGTTTCGCGCAACTCAAATGGGCTATGCGCCAGTTAAAGGTAGAGCGGTACTTCAAATGTTCTGTATCGCCACTTGAGATAACGTATATTCCAACAGGACAGAAGATTCTATTTCGTGGTCTCGATGATCCTTTAAAGGTAACATCCATTACTGTTGAAGTTGGGGCGCTGTGTAGGCTGTGGATTGAAGAAGCTTACGAGATTATGAGTGAAGATGCCTTCGATCGACTGGATGAGTCTATTCGTGGCCAGTTGCCTGACGGTTTGTATCACCAGGTAGTCTTAACTTTTAACCCGTGGTCCGATAGGCACTGGTTAAAGAAACGATTTTTTGATGAACCTAGTGAAAACGTGCTAGCCATGACTACGAATTACCTGTGTAACGAGTTCCTGAGTAACTCCGACTTAGTATTGTTCGAAGAGATGAAGAAAAACCCTAAGCGGTACCAAGTAGCAGGGCTCGGCAACTGGGGCGTTGTTGAGGGCCTGGTTTATGAAAACTGGAAAGAACAAGAGTTCAGTATTGATGAAATACGCAAGTTACCAGAGGTCAAAGCTATATTCGGCTTGGATTTTGGTTACACTACAGACCCGACAGCTCTCTTCTGTGGTGTCGTTGATTCTGCAGAACGACGACTGTATGTGTTCGATGAGCTCTACGAACTCGCTCTCACTAACAGTGCACTAGCTGAACGAGTAAAGCGTTTGGGATATGCGAAAGAGGCTATTATTGCTGATTGTGCCGAGCCTAAAAGCATAGCCGAGTTGAGAGAATTTGGATTGACTCGAACTCGGGCATCTAAAAAAGGTGCAGATAGTATTCTGAATGGTATACAGCGCATCCAGGATTATGAAATTATAGTGCACCCTAGATGTGTTAACTTTCTTACAGAAATCAGCCAATACCAATGGGGGAAAGATAGATTTGGTAAGTATACCGGCAAGCCTGAAGATGAAAATAACCATTTAATGGATGCTATGAGGTATGCATTTGAGAAATTTGCTGTGGTCAAAACCGGCAAAGTTGATATTTATTAGGAGGCTTATTATATGGCAGTATTAACAAATGCTCGTAACGAAGAATATGAGCTATTGCATGACGCCTATTATGGCACAGGTATGTTTGCAGCTGGTGGTGCGTTAAAACAACATCCACGTGAGGACGCTAAGAACTATGCTTTCAGACAGCATTTATCTTACTTTTTAAATCATACTGCACCTATCATTAATGCGTGTGTAGATCCCATTTTTAAAGATACGATTTCACGTAATTATAATGAGGGCGAATTATTCGAAACGTTCCTTAATGATGTAGATAGATTAGGAACTACACTTCAGGAGTTTATGCGTTATAACTCTACACAAGCTAAAATATATGGAGTTATGTATATTCTAGTCGATAGCGTATCTGAGATAGGGGAAACATTAGCCGACCAAGTAAATAATAGGCAGTTACCTTATTTGGTAGCTATTGAGCCGAAAAACGTTTACAATTGGCGTGTCAATGATATTGGCGAACTTGATTTCTTTGCGTATACAACTACAGTATTTGATGATGAGGGGCAAGCCAAAACCCAGTACAACGAATGGACACGCACATCTTGGACGTTGAAAAATGATGAGAAAAAAATTATCGCTACTGGTGAGCATAATCTTGGCAAGGTTCCAATCGTTCAATGGTTTGGGCGTTCGTCTCGCAAGGTGGATATATTACCACCTCCGGAATATTGGTCTATTGCTAAGACAAATCATCAAGTATACCACCTATGTTCGCTATTAACTCAAATACTTAATATGCAAACTTTTAGCACATTAACACTACCGGATAACGGACAGGGCGTTGACGATATCACGCTAGGTACAAATAATGTGTTGATGTACCCTGCGGAAAGTAGTCATGCACCGGCTTTTATTGCACCAGATAGAGGCCCAGCCGAAATTATCATGGCGGTAATTAAAATGCTTGTCGATGATATGTATCGTTTATCCGGAATTAATTCTGTAATAGGTGTACAGGAGGCCAAAAGTGGCGTTGCTAAGCAATGGGACTTTGAACGTACAAACCAACGCTTGGCAGATTTCTCCGTACAGTGTGAAAGTGCTGAAAACGATATTATTGAATTGTTTGAATTATGGACAGGCACGAACGTAAATTATAAATGTGATTATCCTCGTGAATTCAAAATTAATGATATTGCAGATAGCCTTGCACAATCTCAGGCCGTATTAGATCTTGGGCTCGGTAGCAACACTCTTAAAGTTGAAACAGGCAAAAAGGTATTGGACAGCTACTTGCCAAATATTGAGCCTGAAACGTTCGATGAAATTGTTGCAGAAATTGAAGAAAGCGTTCAACGACAGGAGCAAGATGAAACATATCATAATGACGAAGTAGAGGGCGGTGCGGAAGATGAGAACGCAAAGGGAGATAAACAAGGCGATAAATAGCTTTGAAAATGAAGTCAAAATGCAGTTATCACTAGGGCTTATGCCTAACGAGGCCGTTAGAAAGGCATATTCAAAATATCCTGTTATGGATATGATGAAAGCTACTTTACAAGCTGAACTGGTTAATACTTTTATGGCAGGGTATGGCGATAATGTTCCATACTCCGCTAAAAGTATCTCACAGGCTATGTCTGAAAGTTGGGCAAGTGATGATCTTACACTTTCTAAACGTTTGTATAGACGTTCAAGTACTATACGAAATGAAGTAGCTGACACCATTAAGCAGGCATTAAAAACAAATAAGACTGTAAAAGGGTTAGCAAAATCAATATTCGATGGCTATGGTAAAGGTGGTATTATTCCAGAGGCTAGCATACCTAAATTTCTTAGTAAGCTATCCGATATAAATATAAGTGGTGAGCTTACTCCGGAGGCTAAGCGTAAAGAACGTGAGTTATTACGTAGCGTTAAAGGGAAAATAGCAAGGCTCGATACTCCTTATGTTAGGGCTGCATATAACGAAGTAGCTGCAGCCGTTGAAGATGGCAACGAAGTTAGATTACAAAAGGCCATTTATAGTGCTACACAAGAAAAAGCACGTTATCATGCTGAGCGGATAGCACGAACGGAAAATGCAAGGGCTTACGCTGACGGACAGATGAATAGATTTCTTGACGATGATGATATCGTCGCTTTTCAATGGAAGTTATCAAGTAGGCATCCTCGGTATGACATATGCGACTTTTATGCGAATGCTGATCTATACGGACTTGGCAAAGGGGTTTATCCAAAGGATAAGTTCCCTCGACTGCCTGCACATCCGCATTGTATGTGTCATATTAAGCCGATGACTGAGCTCGATATTGATGTTAATAAAAGACATAATAACCTTGAACAGGCAGGGCTAGAATATATAAATTCATTATCTAAACAACATCAAGAAGTGTTGCTCGGTGTTAATGGCCGTGAACAGGTATTAACTGGCAAGGAGTCATGGCAAAACCTTGCAAGAGGTTGGACGTCTAACACGTTCAATGCAAGGGTTCCTGCTATGTTACAGGAAATG